ATAATGACACTCAACAGCAAGATAAACCGATGCAGATGAGCAGCATGGCTTTTTCCACTCCCATCTCGGATCTCGAATATGAGGAGCCCATGAACAATCCTATGTCGGCAGATATGCACACCGTGATCCCACCTCAGGCGTCCGTGGCTCCTCATGAGATGCTCATGACTCAGCAGGCACCTCAGCCTCCCGCCACGCCTCCCCCGGCACCTGCTCCGGCTCCCGTTTCGGCGGTTGAGGAGAAGAAGTATCCTCTTGGTCTGACCAAGGAGCAGTACGAGGCTGTGATTGTGGCTGTCCTGGTCGCCCTGGTATTCTACCCCGAGGTTCAGGCGAAGTTGGCAGTCTACATCCCCAACTTTATGTCCAAGGATGGATCTCGCAGCATGGCCGGACTGGCTGTCAGCGGTCTCATCGTCGCGGTCGGTTTCTATCTGGCCCGCAGGTACTTTGTTGACAAGTAATTTTTTACAGATCAACAAAATTTCTCTGGGTGGGGCTCGAACCCACGACCTTGGGATTAACAGTCCCACGCTTCTATCCAACTGAGCTACCGGAGAACAATGTGAATTACCCAGGCAATCCACTCCATAAGAGGCTACCTGGGCTTGACCTTCACACTGTTATCTTGGACTTTATGTTTAATTATTTGACGCATGAGGAAATCTCCTGAAGCCAGTATGATCGGAATGGGTCCAAACATCAATACGGTCGGAGCAACTGCGATGGCTACACCCACCTTCTGGCTTAAAGAAAGATCCTGCATATATAGTAATGTATGGTTATTCTGTCTGGCTTGTGCCACTGAATCATCGTCTTCTGACCAAGGTCTACAAGTTCAGGCACATCCCACACATCACCATCTCGACCAATCACGTGACCATCCCTGACCCTGACAATCTTGGAAAACTTTACAACGTCGTGAATTTCAATTCGTATGGAAAGATCGGAAAGCAATATGCGATCGATCCTCTGCATGCGCTTGGCTGGGAGTGTGAGGTGGAAGATTTAGACATCAAGCACACGCCCCATCTGAGTCACATGTATTCATTCTTTCCCTACGACAAAGTATATTCAGTGTATCCCACACCGATGCGGTTGATTGCGGAGGTCTGTGTGGCGGACACGCGATCACCCAACTGGGAGGACTGGAAAATAATTAAAGAAAAGATTCCAAGATAAAGTACAATGGCTTTTTTACCTTTTCTTCGGCATGGCGATCTTTATGACCTTCTGGACACCACGTCCAAGGTTCTGAATGAGCTGCCCAACATGGAGAAGCAGTTTAATAATAAATTGGCTGACAGATATCTATACAAGCGTACCCACACCACGGATGAGGGTTTCGAGATTGAGATGCACCTGCCCGGAGTGGGCAAGGACAACATTCACATCACCCTTTCTTCGGATGATCATGAGGTGACGGTGGCATATGGTGAGAACCGTAGTGCCTCATTCGATTTGCCCAGTTACGTGGATGTATCGGATGAGGGGTATAAGGCGAGCTACATTGACGGAGTGCTCAAGCTATTCTTCAAGATGCGAACCTCGGACAAAAAGCGTCGCGAGATCAAGCTTGACTAGACGAAAATAGTTCCACCGAGTCCGCCTTGGCAGCGGAAGATGTTAAAGTTTACCGCGTAGAGTCTTGCTTTACGCGATACGCTATTATCGACCAGAGTTAGTTCGAAAATCTGACTGGATATTCGGCTCATGTTGACCGTTCCGGAAGGGTATACACCAGTATTTTGACCCACATTGAATACGTTCACCTTATAACTTGGAGTCTGTGTGTAGTATTCATAGGGTTGAACGGCTCTCATTGTCATTTGATCCAAGTTGAAATAAACTTGACCATTCAAGAACAATCTCCAGCGCGTCACCTGGTCGTTTGAGTAACTCGAGTAGTTGGCGGATTCGTGAGAAGAATAGTCGAAAACGCCGTCGGTCCCGGAGTCATTTTGAACGACCAGAACGAATTCTTTGACGGGATTTTCAAATTCGGTTTTGAATCGCATCTGATTGAGATCACCCACGGTGACTCGGGCGAGTTGTGTTTGCCTTATGGCATAATCCAATTGTTTTCCAAGGAAGAATTGTCGGTGTTCATCGCTTAGATATACTGCTTGTAGATTCAATTCTATAGAAGGAAGAGGAATGCTACCGAGTTCGGCTTGTGTTCTGAGAAATATTCTAACTTGAATGGTGTGTCGGTTCAGAGCCAACAAAGGAAAGGAGTTTGCATATTCGGTGCCAAAGAATGGCAATTCTACAATAAAATTCTGAGTGGGTGAACTGGTTCCATAACGCGAAGGAGTCACATTCCGTGCCAAGAGACCGTCGTTGCTATCACGCGTTCTTTGCGAATCCGTAAGATCCGACATCACAGCCATGTATTCACCGGTCAAACTCACAATGGTCTGTCCTCCCACCAAGAGATCGGCTCTCTCCACATAAGCATGTCCGGCGTCCTGTGGAACACTTTCTGTATTCTGATACGTAAAATTTAAAAAGAATCCCGTGATGATATCACAAGTGTCGTTGTCTATGGTACACACGAACTGATTTCCGAACTTGATCTCGGAATCAAATGCCAGACGAAGGTTCTCGGTCGTGTATCCGGCACGTTTCGTAAACACCTTTTGATAGAAACTCTTTTGTGGGTCTCCGCTCAGAAAAGTGTCTTGGTATCCTGTGACGGCAAGCCGCATACTATTATGATGTGTCAAAAAAAGAATTGAAAAAATACATACGACTAATAGACATGAACATTCAACTCAAAAAATTCAATCCCGCTTCAATGGGTGACGACAAGGTTTGTGTATTCATAGGAAAGCGAGGCACAGGGAAATCGACGTTGGTGACGGACATCCTCTATCACAAAAAGCATCTTCCGGCGGGCGTGGTGATGTCGGCGACCGAGGAAGGCAATCACTGGTACCAGCAGTTTATTCCGGACTTGTTCATTTATGGTGAGTATGACAAGGACATCATAGAGAGGGTCATCGAAAGACAGAGGAAGATGGTAAACATGAAACCACCCCCAGGAAAGAAAGAACTAACATCCAGAGATGTTGGAGCCTTTATCCTGATGGACGATTGTATGTACGACCGACGGTTTCTCAAGGATGCATGTATTCGCCAATGCTTCATGAACGGTCGCCACTGGAAAATTTTCTTTATGTTAACGATGCAATACTGTATGGACTTAAGCCCCGATTTGCGCGCTAATGTGGACTATGTCTTCATCGCTCGAGAAAATGTAATCCAGAACCGAGAAAAGTTATATAAGGCATTCTTCGGAATCTTCCCAAATTTCGACATGTTCAACCAGGTGATGACGGCGTGCACCGAAAATTACGAGGTACTGGTTCTGGACAACACCAGCAAGTCCAATCGGATCGAGGACTGTGTATTTTGGTACAAGGCCAAGATCCATCAGAACTTTAGGGTCGGCTCTGCACAATTCTGGAATCTCCATCAGAAGACCTATAAAAAAGCAGGAGGCGCTACAAAACCTGGTCAGGATCCCAATGATGTCAAGAGAAATAGGAACTCTCAAGCCCTCCAGGTGAAGAAGTTGAAATAATTATTCAGGGTCAGGACGATGACCGAATGGACATCCGACACAATGGAGACCAAATCAATCGCACTCGTTACGAACGCGCTCGTCAACTCCGGGTTGGTGAGCGAAAGCAAGGCGGATGCGTTGGCCACTCATCTCAGCAAGGGCGCTAAGAACTGGTGCATCAAGAAAATGAAACCAGGGAAAATAAACGAAAACAAAAAGGAGTTACAAAAATACAACTCAAAGATTTGGACAGAATATCTAGCCAAGAGAAACTACATTTTCGATGTTACTGAAAGTGGAGTGGTCAAGCGCAAAACTCCTTTAGTGGAGAAACAGGAACGCCTTTTGGCTATCAGGGACAAGATGGTTGGTGAAACATTTGTCCCACCTATCAAAAAGGTCAGCAAAAGACTTCTTGATCAGGCACGACTCAAGAGACTTCTTACTTTGGTCAAGAAAGACATTGACGAGATGGAAAATGAGATGAAGGGTCTGTCAATGATCAATCAAAATCTGGAACGCTACTTTATTCGTCGACCTTCTTTCAAGCCCAAGGTTTTTATTGGTGAAAAGGAAGAATACCTCGACCTTCCCGATATCACCAAGAGGAAGCGCATCCTCAAGAGACTTTTACACCTTCTGAACATGAAACGTTTTGGCAAGATGGACAAGATACATGAGAAACTCACACAAGTTCGCAGGGACACGATGACCAGTCTGGTTCAGATACAACGCGACATCTTCATCAATTCCAAAGAGTGTTGGGTGCGCGCTGAAAGGGCATCAGTCTTGGACAAGAAACATGCGAACGACGAACTCAAAGCCGAGCATGTCAAGATATCGGAACACATTTCATCAAACCTAAGCGACTACATGGTCGAGGTGCCAAAGCCTTTCAAAAACGCCACGGTCATCAGCGAGAACGACACACGGGCAAACTGGAAGAATCCAGAGTTCAAACGCCTCTACGCGAACCGGATGCGATCAATGATCTACGCGATCCGCAACAACGACAAGTCCAAGTTTCTGGACAGAATCAAGAGTGGTGAACTCAAGCCCAACACATTCGACTCTAAGGAGATATGGGACCTTTGGTATCAGGAACCCAAGAAGGAGGTGGTCGAGAAGAGGCCAGAGGAATACGAGGATGGGATGTTCAAGTGCGGCAAGTGCAAGTCTATGAAAACCACCTACGTGGAGAAACAAACGCGCAGCGCAGATGAGCCCATGACCTTATTTATCACCTGCAGGATGTGTGGTACTGTGATGAAGCGTTAAAGGAGAGACATGGAAGATATTTAGAATGTGTAGTATCTGTGGTGAAGACATTTCCTTCGTCTGTAGAGTCAATGTCCGTTGCGGTCACCACGTTCATCACGAGTGTCGATTAAACCTCGTCCCATTTACAAAATGTTCAATATGTAATAGATTTATAATTGATAAACTTGATGTCCACTTGAGTGACGGAGATGAAATATGTCACAAGCGTTGTGATACAAACACGCGACGTTACTATCCACCCTGTCCAGTGGAAGGTTGTGGCATGGCTCTGCATAAACACCACGTCATCACGAACAAACAGTGTCAACAGCTCATAGTAGAACTCGAAGGAAAGACGTATGAAGAACGCATGGCGATCTATCTTTCTTACGGGTTCCGTGAAGATGAATTAGGTGGCGGAGAACTTGACGAAGAAACATGGAAAAGAATTCAGACAATAATTTCAGTATCTTCGCAAGAAAAGGACATAGAAGAACAAGTTGTGATACCGAAAGAATCTAAACCGAAACTGATCATTCCTCCACCCAAGGCCTATGAACCCCGAGAACTTGCTCCCGGAGAGCGATACAAGCCACCGAATAAGTCTAGACGATCCCAAGAACGCGGAGCTTCTCTAAAAACTCTAGTTCCTCACTCTGTGAAGGATAGGGTTCATGTGCCCCCTCAAGAAGATTTTGCTTTATTTTCACGATGTCCAATCTAGAAAAGGTCACAGATCCGAGAATGTAGTCCTCGTAGGCCTCGGCGACCGCTGGAATCAGTGGCTTCACCAGGTCGTACATCGCCTTGGCGTATAACTGGATCTCCGGTTGGGCATGACTGTCCATCCTGAGACGCAGATAGTGAAGAAGATTGTGCAAGTTTATCTTCCAGTAGAACTCGGTGTAGGTCGACAGGGGCAGGTGCTCCCGCGCCGTCTCGCGGGCAACCCCATGGTCAAGCAAGCTTTGATAGACCTCAAAGGCCTGTTCGCATGAAGCCTTCTGATCCCTCAAGAGCACCATGGACTCGGGCGAAACCAGTACTCCATCGGATCCCTGATGGTTTACCTTGGACTGACCACGGAACTCCGCCGGAACGTGAAACTCCTCGGGCAACTGTGAATACCTACCCGAAATTTCATTGATGCTGGCAGTCCGGTGACGCATGTGCTGCCGAGCCAGAAAGATGGGCATCTTGATGTGAAATTTGAAGTCGACCATCTCAAAAGGGGTTGTGTGGGCGTGACGGAGCAGGTAGCGAATCAGTCCGCGGTCACTCCGAACACTCTTGGTGCCTTCTCCATACGAAACGCGGGCGGCTTGCACTATGGCGTGATCAAGATCCTCCCTCGGCATTGTATCGACAAGACGTACGAACCCATGTTTCTCAACACGGATTTCTGACATTTATACTACTATCGAATGTATTCTCTAATTAACATCACATCGCAGTCACCCTCCACCGGAAGACCCTTGTCCTTCCACCCTTCCAAACCATCTTCGAGTACAAATATGTTGGTAAATCCGTATACATTCATATGGACCTTGGCCATCTTGGCGACCAGTGACTGTTTATTATTTCCGTAAAGCACTATAGCTTGGTCAAAACCGGGAAATGTTCGACCCGTTCCCGAGAAAAGTCCTTCCCCTCGCTTTTCCACATCCAAGTAAGTTACCTTTTCAACTTTCTTGGGTGGTTTACTTGGCGTATCGGGATTCGTCGTCGGCATTACAATGGGTTGGTTCTGTCTGGCGACTTCGGCGTCGTACATTCTGACGGCCCTATCCAATTCTGTCTCTTTGTTAATCTTCAACTTGGTCGCTTCTTCCAATTTCTTGGACTTCTGGGAAAATTCCATGGGTTCGATGTTCCTCAACGGTCTCACTTGTTCAAAATCAATTCTAGCACTATTCTCTGCTATCCGAGCATTGTTGGCATCATCAGTTGCAGTAATGACCCTTCCCCTCGCCAGCAACAACCGATCGGATCGCTCCCGAAGCACCCTTTCCTCGTAGGATCTCTTTTCGATTCGTTTGGGATCATTTTCACCGTCAAGAATTGCATTGATTCGGTCAAACTCTATCATTGGAAAATTAATCGAGTTCGGAAGCCTACAATTCTGAAAATGTGTCTGTGAACCTACGTGAATCAACATGAGGTTTGGACGCGACAGTCTGAGACTATGTAATTGTTCTGGTGAAACCATTATATTATTATTACTCATAATTTCTTACGGCGAGTGCCACGGGGAAGCGAGGAACGCCGTCTTGGGTGAGACCCTGAAATTGAACGGTGAGCATTTCACCCATCAACTTGCCCCGGTTCTTCCACAGCTCCCGTCTGCTCTCCATCGTTCCCTTGGGTCTGGCTTTGAAGGTGTCACCATCCTTGGTCTCGCAGATCCAAATGGGCGTCCCGCGGTCTTTGCCTTCGGCCTCCTCTGCACCCACGATTTCAAACTCTTCAGTCATCATCTTCTTGTACTTGATGCACTGGGACGAGCGCCTGTTAAGCAAGTAGGGACTGTCTGCCACGCGAATCACTACACCCTCGTGACCCTCTGCCACAAACTTATCGTGATACCTATCGGCGTCCTTGGCGGTTCCTTGATAGGCTGGAACGATCTTAATCATGGGATGGTTGATTGACTTGATGATTTCCTTGAGCCTCTGGTATCGTTCCATGAAGGGCATGTCCAACTGACTGAGACGAAAGTAGTCGAAGCAATGAAACTCCAACTTTGGTGCGTAGGGACTTTCTGAACCCCGGGCGGCACTTGTGATCTGTTCAAAGTCCAAGTCCTTACAAAAGAGTTCACCGTCCAAGAACTCGCCTTCTTCCAACTTTCCTTCCAAGGCCTTTTCCAGGTGGGTCAAATGTTCAATCCTCTGTTCATTTCTGGATTGAAGCAAAAGTCCACCACCTGAAAAGCCACCAAGCATCCTGACACCATCCAACTTGGGCTGAAACCGTATGTCACCATCAATCCCATATGACCTCGAGCTGAACGAGTAGAGCAACATGGGTCTTAGGACAACTTCTGCTCTCAGTTGAATATTGTCCATGTACCCCAACTTGACCTGTTTTCGCCACATCTGAGCGGCTTGCTCCTCGATGGGAGTCTTGCGTTTGGCATCGGGAGGGCGTTCCGTCACGGATCTTTTACCATCGATAAGACCTGTGGTTCGTCTAATCATTCCATTGACGACCTCGACTTGCCAAATGCGAGTCTTTCCCTTGGCATCTTTGCCATAAAGAGCCGGAAAGAACGTCATTTAACTAATATAGTGTTTTTTGTTTAAACCCCAGTGGAACCAAAACCACCCACGCTCCTAGGACCAAGTCCTTGATTCCTTGCGTGATCAATCAGATCTGGCTTGAACTGAGGGTCTGGGATTTCTGACGGGTCGGGAGCCACCGGATTATCCTGAATGGGAATTTGTGGATAAAGGTCTGGGTCTTCAACAAGGTCACAGTGTTCATAACGCTCCAAAATCATCTGAGCGATGCGATAACCCTGCTTGATGTGAAACGGGCGGTTTCCGTGATTGAACAAGACGACCCGAAGTTCACCCTCGTAGTCCCGGTCGATGACGCCGGCACCCACCTCGATGCCATGCTTGACGGTAAGACCCGATCGACTGGCAATTCGAGCATAGCACCCTACTGGAATTTTGACTCGAATCCCTGTGGGAACCACGAATCTCTTACCCTCGTGAACCACGCAGTCCGAACAGGCATATAGATCATAGCCCGCAGAAAGTTCTGTGCCCCGGGTCGGTAACATAGCATCAGAATGCATCTTCTGAACAACTAAGGTATTCATGTTTTTGGTATTCATCTATAGAATCTTTTCTTTAATATTGTTAAATGGAAGATCACGATCACAAGGAATGTGACAAGACACAGCCGGTGGCGAACTGGAAGTGCATCTGGTTCACGTTGGCGTTGGCGGGTGGATATTGGTATCTTCCGCCTAAGAACAAGTGGGTGCTATTGGGTCTTTTGTACTTCCCGTACATCATTTTGGCGTGGTATGATCACTGGTATCAGTGCCAGCGCAATCTCGGACCGACCTACCTGGCTTTGTTCTACTGGTGGGCCAAGCCTAAGGACAGTGAACAGATCCAGAAGTACAAGAACTGGTGTCCCGATATCAAGAACAAGGTGCTTAAAATCGACCTCGTGATCTTGGCATTGGGGTTGATGATCCTGCCTTGGTTCCTTGCATGGAAGCCCTAAAATTTAAAAAAATCCTTGGCCGCATCCCATGCAGCATCTGCTGCTCTTTTTGCTATTCCACTTACAGCGGCTCCGATTGCACCGGCGATATCTGGAACAACGATCTCTGGTGGTACTTTGAAAAGATTGTTTATCACGCTCTGCATGGCATCCTTGAGTGCCCCTACACCGGGAATAACATTAATTCCGGAGATGCTAAATAATGCATCAATGATAGTGGCTGGCACTCTATTTGTAACATAATCAAAAAGGGTTGTGACTATATCTACCACGATTTCCACTGAAAGCATAATCAAGGCTACTCCGAATTCAATTAGCCACATGGTCGGGTCATAGGCGAATAGTTTAAGGAAATAAATTATAGTCTTTCCACTTAGTTCTTTCACCCATTGTGTCGTCTTATTTATATTTTCAGTTATGTTTTTGACGTAATTTCCCAGTGAGCCACTTTTTGAATCTATGTTGTTGCCCACAAGACTGAAGAAATTTGCAACGGCCATGCCGACATTATTGGCGAGATTAGATAATACCACGCCTATCCAATTTAAGAAATTAAAAATTGCATATGGTATGATGAGTAATTTTTGATCAAAGTTACGAAACCAATCTAGTATGTCCATCTAAAAACATTGAATATTATTTTTTCCAAACATCTTTCAATATAAATGCACTTTGGTCTAATTTGATTGCTTTTATAGGTGGTATCTTGAATACACTAAAGCTATTTTCGATGACCGTGTTCAAAATCTCTTGCCACTGAAAGAAATAAAACTCATAGAAATTTACTATCGCCATGCTAAAGTAATCACCTGCATCTCCACTGACGAACCAATCTGTTAACTTGATATAATAGTCTGTTAACCACTTAATGGGTGCTATGATAAGTGTATAGACCACATCTCTAAACAATTTCAACAAGTAATTTGGAACATTGACTAAGAGGTAAGTAAATACCTTTATCATAAATTTCACAATTTTCAATAACGTTCTTGGGATCCATGTAATGAAATTGATCGGAGGCATGATCAACCAGTTGACAATGAATTTCACAATGTCACCAATTTTGCCAATCAGTCTCGGCAATATCAGATAAAAGTCATCAAGCTTCGTTGTACTCTTGTTTGACCGCATCAATATAATTCTCGTGACTGGGTAATAAAGTAATGCCAATATAGTGACACTTAAACCGGACACCGCTCCCAGCAAAATAACAATAAAAAGTGGTATAAGATAATATATTTGGTCGGACATACTAATATCAGCGCCCAAAAATATTTAAGATGTTTGTGACGGCGTGTCCTGAAGGGGATTAGGACTTCACGAATTGTTCCGGGAGAGGTGGAGCAATGTCTTCGTCTATGGTTCCTCCCATGGTCACTATCACTTTCATTAATTTAATATTTTGATCCCATAGTTTCTTGAATGCGTCTATGAGTGCGTTACGAAGTACCACAGCTGCGGAATTCATTTCTACCCATGCTCTGGATATAAAATCAACGGCGTTTTTGTAAGACTGAACAATGGAATTCCAGCTAACCTTTACGTTTTGGGTTGCAGAACTGAGTGCTTCAACAAGGGTATCCCAGAGTTTGATCACGGCGACGAAAGGGGATTTGAGAATCTTGTCGAAATTGTCCAGAGAGTTTTTCAGTTTCTTGTTTCCGGTCTTATCGGATACATAAGAAAGCCATGAATATACAATCTTCCATAAAAATATTATCATAAAGATTCCAGGTACGATACCGAATCGCGAGATGAACATCACGGTGCTCAAACTAGTCAAACTAGTCAACCACACCAGAATAGGCAAGATGACCATGTCCATGAACGGAGGGGAAATGTTGCGAATAAACATGTACACGAACGAAAGCACGGTTGTCAATATTGTTAAGTAAATGGCTTGCATTATCTACTATATGAAAATATTTTTTAGTCCCTGATATTAGATATGGGTCAGGACCCCCTTAAGAATTATTTGTCTTGGGCAGATTTGGTTATGATGACCTTGGGGTTTTCATTCCCCACAGCAGTATTGGGTTGGCCACCTTTTGTTGGTTTAATCTTTGCTGCAATTATGTTTGGATTTTTACATATAGACAACAATGTCAAAGACCCAAAAAACAAAAATGCGAGATATGCGGCATTTTTGATTAGCTTGATAATTGGTCTTTTGGGAAGTTATATAGCTGCAGGAGTACTTATTTTCTATGGAAGTTCGGGAAAGTTTGGTAACGAAGCTTTGATTGGTAGCATTGGATTTGGTGTACTTGTTTTTGGTACTTGTCTATCATTTTTCATAAACTACGGAACCGTTTTAGGATGGTGGACGCCGACAGGCGGTCTGGTGACGTTGCTCTTGTCCATAATACCGGCGATGGCGATTGGCAAGAATGCTGGTATTAATATGCTGACTTCATTCATTGTGTCAAGTTTCATTTACGCACTCCTGGTAGCCGACAACAAAAACAAAAAAGAGCCGTGGATGATATGGCAGGCAGCCTATATAGGACTCATGGCCGGATCGGCGGCGGCGCTCATTATCCCTAACAAAAACAGTTACTTGACTATTTTTACGGATGTTCTTCAAGCAATTAGTCCAAGTGCAGGTAAAGAGTTTATTAAAAATAAAATATATGGAAATAAAGATACTGCATTGAGCGGAGCCATGCTTGTCGTGTGGTTCAACTACTTTATAATTTGGATTCTTTCACACATTCCCGGAAAACTTCCTCGCGGCTGGGACACGCTTTTTAAGTCCAAGTAAAATCTGATTAAATAGTAATAACATGGAGACGCATTACCTTGTGGTCAACTCGAATCTCAGAGACACGGCCTTGTATCCCTCGGGTAATTCTTATACCATGCATCTGACCAATCCCATTCATGATGTCACGCGAGTGGAATTGATCCAGGCTTCAGTACCGAACGTCATTCAGAATGTTGTGGACGGAACTGACATTATCCAAGTTAGCAATCTGGAAACTAATTCTCTTCATTCATTTTCAATACCCAATGGATTCTACTCGGCCACGGGTCTTGGTGCTGAAATACAGAATGCAATCAATCCAGTATCAGGGATCGATGTCACCTATTTATCCAACGAGGGGAGATATGCATTTCTAAGGTCAAATGTTTATTCTGCTTTTGATTTGAAGCCTTCGTCCACACTGGCGAATCTTATGGGTTTCAGCGACACGAGCACGAGAACGGCCGCCGAAGTTCAGGATCTTTCTAACGCCACGACAACATTTCCACTTTACGCAAATAATGACAGATATCGTGAAAATTTCTTCATAAAGTCGGATCAACTTATCAATCTCACAGCAGACAACTACGTCTATTTGGATATAAACGAATTGAATAATGGAAGGATGCATCAGGCTCAAAAGATTGAAGTAAATTCATTCAGCACATCGGCTTCACAGTACAATTTTGGACCCATCGTCATGGATGTAAGTTCCGGTGGCATCAAACATTTTTCGGAAACAAATGATTACAATTATGGTGTTGATTTTTACCCTCCTATTTCACAGTTGTCCAGAGTCACTGTGAGATGGAGGAAGTCCGATGGGTCGCTTATCAATTTTCAGGGGTTGAACGAAAATTCTTTCATGCTCAAGATAACGAGCAAATTCCGCAAGGATGACATAGCGCCTAATTTTCGCCAGAAGACCGCCAAACCGAGACCAATCATTTTAGTTCCCAAGTAGACCTAGGGAATCGGGGTCGAATATTTGTTTGTTTTCTTCCCGCCAGTCCACTGGCATCTGGGGGCGGATATTGGGGTTTCCGATGTGAACCCTCAAAAGAAGCTTGTGACCGGCTGCCGTTCCAAGACTTCCTGCACTGTCCAATACACGAATGGTGAGTTTATCGAAACTCACTGGGTTCTTGTACTGGATGCTGTATTTGAAATCAGCATTTTCTTGGAAA